GATTAAACACTCGAATCTCGTCCGGCATCTAAGACGAGAAGTGGAGACTAGTGGACCTCCTAATAGTAAAAACAATCCCAGGCCAGCCACTGCTTGGCGAGGGGATCTCAGTAAATCCGCACGGTACTGATACCCGTTAGCATCTCACAAGCGGTAAACTAAGACGGTGGATAGCACAAGTTGTTGCCCCTCAGTCACAGCTGGTCAAACCAACGTCTGTGCTGAGCAACGAGCCACCGAATGCTCAGCTACGCTGAGCTCTACTTGCGCACAAGCGAGGAGAGAGCACGCAGCACAGTAGAATTAGTAAGACTGTGCGACGCTGAACCACCAGGTTCACCATACTTCTCATCATCTACGCTTGAAACAATGCAAGGTGAAGAAGGGACAGAGAGAAGCGCAACACGACGCGACAACTCATCAACCTGACCCATCAACATAGCAAACTGAGCAGAGGGCACCTGCTGTTTGGAGTCAAGTGTTAACCCAGAGCTAATCTGGGCAACAACCAACTCAACAGAGGCAGACGCCATGCTTGTATTACCAGCAAAAGTTAATGTAGCACCACTCACACAATCAACCATAAAAACCACCGATGATGAACCACCAGCAGCCAAAAACAACCCAACACTAGAAAACTGGTTGCTATCAATATAGTTGACAAGGGTGCCCCCAGCACTTGCAGCAACAGTTGGAACAGCTGCTATATCATTTGATGCAGTGACCCAAATGGCTTGGCCTATTAAACGGCCAGAAAATGTGCTAGGAATTACAGCAGTGTTAGCCGTAAACGTTAAATTCAGAGTCGAACCAACCCGCTGCACCATCGAACTCCCAGTAGGGGTCATTGGCGCTGCTTGGGCGGCATTAGCAAGTGCACCATTTGAATAGTGCGCTGCTATGACATTCTGAGCAATAGGAGTTTGCTGCTTTGGATTGATCATTGTAAAAGAATATTCCACAAACAATTCACCGATAGTGTCTGTCTCAGCATTGCCAGTGGTGGCACACTGAAAAAGACCCATATCGTAGAACTTTCCCGCTCCTGTAACAGGTGAGAGAGAATTGGCGGATGAGTAGACAAAATAATCATTGAGACTAAAGTCTCCCATACTCCCTCGAGCCTTGCGGCCTCGACCGGCCGCAACAACATCATGTTCAATGATTGGAGCATACACAGGGCCTTTAACACAACCTACGTAATTCTCCATCTGCGTATCATTGACAAAAGATGCATCATCAGGATCAAAATTGGTGGCCAACAACACCAATCCCGCCGCACTAGCTGAATTTACAGCTGTGTAAGCACGGGTTTCATAAGTGAAACGAAGAAAATTGCAGCGATAACGCTCATACGTCGCTGCAATCTGCGAGAAAATAGGAAATAACGTTGTATTACCTGGGTTCAAATATAGCGATTGAGCCAAAGTAAATGCAGACGTCCCCAAAACATTCGCCACCTTCTCTCGCCGAATCTGGAAGGTGTCTTCAACAGTTGACATGTTGGTGACCACACGACTGGAATTTATACCATCAGTCGCCATGTAATTCAAACCAACCACATTAGAGCCGCCTCTACCTGACCGAATAGCGGCAGCACCACTTTTAAGACGTTGTTGTCGCCTTCCCCGAACACGCACTTGGGACTGCACCTTAATGCTAACAGCCTTTTTGCGCTGGGGGTTCTTCTTCTTAATACCGACTTTCTTAATTTGTATTTTAATAGGAGTAGACATGGCATTACCAACCGGCTTACTGGCTAACTACCCTATACCTCCAATGACGCAACCATAGAGTGGTATTGCTCCATGAATCTCAGTTCAAGAGGGATTACCTACGATGACTCGGAAACACAGTCAACCACTACACGGGCACAACAAAATCACCTACTTTCAATAATCGGTGATGGGGCAGGGACAGAGTACTTCGTCCGGAACAACACATAGGGGCAAACTTATATACCGCTGCTCCTCGCGGTGAAATCAATCTCCTGGTTCGTTAATTACAACTAAAACCAGGCTTCCATGGAGCTTAACCACGCTCTAGGCTTCACGAGCCACAAAGGAAGGATACCCAAGAATCTAACAAGACGCAACCTCTAGACTTCCATGGTATTTCACTATCTCTGTGGCACGCGGATCTGCATACTCTGTGTTTACACGGGCTTGTAACCGTTTAGCATCTAAGCTCTAGCTTAGCTGCTAAGCCACATTTTGCAGTGGTTGAGATAATTAACCCCCGTCATAAGTGTGAAACTGAAAATTGCGCCAAAGGCACCAAATTAACAGCTAACACACCTCTAGCAGGTTTTCTAAGTCTCTACCACGCAAATGAGTATACAGATATAGTTATATTATATTACACCAACCATGTCCCGTTCAACCCTGAAACAACAAGCTTTTGGGGGCCTGCTGTTTCTCGATTGAACATAAAAAGGTGGTCGCGATTATCTAAAACATCGCCAAACTTAGCAGTCGACCAAAATTTCTGAAAACTAGTCAAATTGCCATACCTGAGTCCATGCCAGAATAAATTCTCGCGATGATCAGGCTCTCCACCTGTGAAGAGCATTTTATACTCCTCATCTTTGGGCTTCACAACTGCTGCCTTCCCAGTCAAGACTATCAATCTGTTTAAAACTTCTTTTAAACCAGGAACATACATAGCAGCCGACATCAGCCCAAGAGCCACACCCTTAATAACAGCCATTGCATCTAAGTACAACGGTGGCTCAATAAAAGAACACAGTTTGAGCATCACACGGCCTAACTTAGGGCCAAATGTGACTCCACCATTTTTCAGCCTATACACATAACACGAACAAAATTCCGCCAACATGATGTGTTTACGCCAAATATTATCAGATTTAAAACCCAGTTTCAGGAGCAAACTGAAATCAGGTTCAAGTTCTGGGTGGATTGCCATGAGGTTATCATCACCTTGCACAAGCATTCGAATTTTCTGCTGCACATGGGCAATCTTACGATAGGTTTTCCACTTTCCAAGCAGACTACCAGGACCTCTCACTAGACAATAAATATGCAGCAAATAATTCAATAAGGAATTGCCGCAACTGGTGTAAGGATCACCAGATTTACGTGTGCCACGAATGGAGTATTTAGCTCCATGAGTTGTCACACCATGTGTACGAATGTTAGCTTTCATCAATTTCTGGCACGCACGCCCGCACCCTAAACGTTCAAAAATCCAACACTCAAGTTTACACAACTCCTCGCAGATACTAGCATCCCAACTAGACACATCATTTTCAAAGATGCGCCAATTAGGAATATTGACATGCTCAGCTGCGACATGCGATGAGACACCGGAAGTGAAAATTGTGCAAAACCCAGGGCCCAACACTCGTTTGAGTTCCGCCTGAATAGTCATCATAATGGGCCCCACTAAAGCAATAAATTTGGGGTGGGCACCTTGGATACAACGGGGGGGCTTCCATTCCACCTGCCCGTCTGCACAATATAAATTATTTTCCATCTTCACAAAAGCCTTACGGCGTGTCCAATCAAAACACTGTTTTCGATTTAAATCTGTGTCAAAACCAATTCCGTCACGTTGCAACTCGTCCATCGCTCGACGAATTGCGGCTTTGACTGTAGGGGTGGCATTGCTGTTTTCCAAATATTTATCATTGCTTACGGGCCAGTGTTTTTTAAAACCCGGAATCAGCTCATTAAGATAATGCCTTACCCACTTGCAAAAATCGTCTACGATCTCACTATCAGGCTCAGGTGTAATTTTCTGAGCCCGATTAGCAAGAGAGGCGACCTCATTGCGTAAATTTGAAGCATAAGTAAAAGGAGTATAACCACGCATGTTGAAAAAATTGTACTGACTTGCCTTAACTCGGTCTGCGTCATAAGAAATAGGGGCACGAATACTCCCCCTAAAGCTAGTATTAATAGCCAAAGGAAAAGTCCTGCCACACAAAGTTGACGCAGTTTGGGTCCAAGTTTTAAGCATCTTACTCATAGCGGCGATACAATAACCAACCCCCCAAACCCAAGGGGAGCAATATCACTGCGAGCAAAATCAGACAACAAATTAATTTGCAATACGTTTGACGAACACGTTTAGCACTCCACACGCGACCAAAGACATAGCGCCACAACCCATGATTAACCTCATTATCAACAGCATGCCACGCTACAAAGGGCACGAACTCGTTGATAAATGAGTACATCTGAGCTGTACACCGCACGGAGTAAGTAGCCTCCCTGCAAGCTTTCTGCACCAAGTCAAAATTTTCTGGCTGATGGTCAATGGTGTGGCAAAAAGATATAACTTGCTCCACCACGGCCTCAGGAAGTCTCAACCACCTATCTCCGGTGGGATGTTGGTTAGGCACTAAACAGCACCAGCACTTATCGCCTTTCTGCCAGTAAAAACCAGCAAACGTGTCCGGAAACTTATCATAAGCTGGGGACCACACGGTCTCTCCAGCCACCAATCGGACAAAAGGCAACCTGTACCATTTAAAACCATCTTCCTGAAACTCAATATCACGACCGGCGAAATTATGTAACATAAATCCATCATCACCGGGACCACCAAACTCACCTTTCCGACGGTCGGCCTGGGGAATACGCCTCAACCCAAACCCTTCCCTGTCGGATTCCACTGCCACAGCAGAACTCTGCCGTGGCACTAG